CAGCAATGCGCCACAGTTACCAGTGTAACCACTAAAACGATTCTTTAGCACCCTGACACTGGTGGTATTACGCTCAATCATATCCTGAGCCTGTCCATTACGCTCCAATCCTATCACAATATCAGATAGCTGAGCAATAGCACCTGAGCCACGCAACTGTGCTAAAGATGTTGCAGCCCCCTCTTCGTGTCCTTTTCCTTCGTTGCGTTTTAAGTGACTAACACAAATCAAACTAATGCCTGTTTCTTGTACAATCATTCGCAACTTAGTCATAATTGCATCTATGGCTTTACGTTCATCACCCACATCGCCACCAGAGACGATAATAGAAATATGGTCGAGCATGATATAACCACAATTAAGACCTTTCGCCATGTACCGCACTCTATTGATAATATTTTCCAAAGAAGTGCTACCAAAATGGTCAAACAAATAAATACGGTCACTTCCGAGTGTTCTATCAAAAGCATCTTTTAGTTCCTCTGGTGATACTTCAACATCAGGTAAATGAATCGGTTTGTTTACTGCCAAAGACATGAGGGAACGAGCAGTCTTGCGGACTCCCTCTTCAAGAAACATAAGTCCGATTTTGTCATCCGTTTTGTTAATGATGTGCCATACAATTTCACGCAAAAACTGTGACTTTCCCAGACCAGAACCTGCCGTAACCATGACGAGTTCCCCCTTGCGAATTCCGTATGTAAGTTTATTAAGTCCTTCATAAGGGTAATCGCAGTCTGCTTTTGCAATAGGAGCTGATACCATTTCCCATAAAGTGTTCCCTTGGATGATGCCGTCAGGAACATAAGACTCTGCAGACCACCAACTATCAATAAATTCTTTACCAGCGCCATTCTCAAGGTAATCGCAAGCATCCTTATATCCTTTCTTATGTTTCATTACTTTGACTTTACCACCGAACAACTCCGCTACTGCTTGTGCAGCCTTCTGCCCCGGCTCATCAGCATCAAAGCAAATCACAATATTCTCAAATGAATCAATCCATTCATATTGCGTTTTGCAATCTTTTAAAGCTGCCTGTGCGCCGCTTCTAACACTAACGCAAGGGTACTTGCTACCTTGCATCTGATAGCTTGCTAGTGCGTCTAATTCACCTTCGCAGATAGTGAGATACCGACCAGCCTTGGTAAATAGATTTTGTCCAAAGAGAGTAGCTTCTTTAAAGTCACCAGCAATAGTAAAATCTTTGGTTTCCACAACCCTTGTTTTAATTGCCGTCATTACCCCATCAGCATCAAAGTAAGGGTAAAAGTGTTTGCCTTCATTCTGGCGAACTCCGTAGGCTATGCAAGTAGCCGAAGTAATACCACGACTAGCGATAGAAAGAGAAGAACTATTGTCATAAAATTTTAACTCCGTATTCATTGGTTTAACTACTTTCGTTTGTGTTGTTGTGCCATCCCCTGCAACATAAGTCTGGCAAGCAAAACAGTATTGGTGACCATCATCAAACAAACTGTTTGCATCACTGCTGCCACAACTTTCGCAAGGGATATGCTTTAAATACTTGCTCTCAGAAACTGTCATATTCGATGTTTCCCTTGATAGATACTTCCATCTCTACAAAGTCATCTTCATCGATGTCAGTGTTGGTTAGCTCTTCAGCATTGATAAATAACTCTTCCTCGTTATCACCATCTACTGTGACATAGTAGGTCTTAGTTACGATAAATGTAGCACTTACACCTCTTGGTTCTCTTCTCATGGTTTCACCTCAATTATTCCTTGTTTAACTCTATAAGGGAATCTAGACTCTACATAAAAGCATCTAAAAACCCCATCCTTAACACTTAACCACCCATGCCAATCGCTATGTTTAGTGGCATAACTACCGCATATCTGATGGTCAACCTCATAAGTAGCCACAGAATACCCCACAAAGCCACTAAAACACGCTACAAGCGCATAACGCAGCATAGCCTATACCTCGGTATCAACTACTGGTATTAAACGATTTATGGCTTGATTTAAGCGGTTTCTAAAATCATCCATAGTTGGTTCATACCCGTATTGAAGACACAATGCGACCATCTCTTCTAAGACAAAATGCTTGTGCATCTCTTCCTGAGCATATTGCAACTCTAAACCCGTCAATTCATCGAATTCCATCATATAACCCCCTATGTAAAAGACACACTCTAAACCTAAAGACAGAATTGTCAATAGGTAAACCATAAATAAAAGACTTGACAACAATTTTTAATTTCACTATAATGCTTTAACAACATAAATTATCTTTAGATTGTTGTTTTATGTAAAAACTATTAAAACCTATGCACAGTAACGATACAGTCTATATAGGTCTATATTACCTTTCATTCCAGTAATCGTCTACATCATCGTCATAGTCTTCGATGTAGTCATCATCCTCTTCTAACAATTCACCATTACCTGTGTCACCCTCGCTTAACAGGTCATTACGAACCTGTAACGGAATATAAGCATCAACCGACCGAAGACAGGCAGAACACATCTCAACAAACTGTTTAGTGATTCCGTGTCTTACTGTGCTTTCATAGTCGTTTAATGCGGTGTTGCAGCAAATACATCTCATTTGGACATCCTTTCTAATAACCAGTGTATAAGCTGAGTGTAAACAGTTAACGCAACAAGCAAGCCTAAGAATTTATAAGGATTTCTCATAGCTTCTCACAATACACAATGCGACCATCGTTGTAGTAATAACAAATCATTTGGGAACCATCTGGCAGAATGATAAGCTGACTACGATTCGCATAAGCAAAGCCTGATAGCGTTAGGACTAGGCTGATTAAGAATATTTTAAGCATGATAATAATTCCTCATAAGTGATATTGTTTTTTAATAATTCAGTTCTTATCTTTTTTAATGCTGACTGTTGTAATTGACTAACCCTTTGGTGACTGATACCTAGTTTTTCAGCGACTTCTTCTAGTGACTTTCCTTTAGCGTACATACAACTATCTAAGCAATCAATGTCACCGCAAGGGGTTTTACATGGATACATTTATAGTCCTCCCTTAAAGTTATGTATTCTGGCACCAATCCAGTTCATGACCGGAACTGCCATTGAATTACCCATTGCCTTATAACGCAAGCCATCAGGGCAACCAATAGCTACTTTTTTATTCCAAGGAATCTGAGTGTAGTTATCAGGAAAGCCTTGCAGTCTTTCACACTCAACAGGAGTTAATCGACGAACTGCCATATTATGATTAACACCGTGAATATCAGTTTTTGTTAAACAAGGCGCAACATTGTCCATTGGTGTAGTTGCATTACCACCATTCTCAGGTTTTCTTCCTATCCAGTTTCCCGGAAGTCCATAGGTAGTGTTTTGAACAAAGGGAATATTACCGCCTCCACTTCCCCATGTTGATGTCACAGTCTGACAAACATCACCCATATCTTTGACCCTACTATCGGATGGGTGATTTTCGTATACTGTTAAGAAAGTTTCAGAGCCACCACCTAAGACTCCTCCGCTTGCTTTGGTTGTTCCTGCGATGACATCTTCACGATATTGTCCAAAGCTACTTTCAACAAAACTGGCAATGTCTTCCCTCTTCTTTCGGCTCTGTTTAATATCCCCTGACAGGCTTTCGGACTCAAATAATACTTTTGCTGCAGAGTCCCAACCTCCAAGACATCCGACAACAAACACTCTACGGCGTCTTTGTGGGACTCCGAAGTTTTGAGCATCAAGCACTCTGTAAGCGAACCCATAGCCGAGTTCGACCACCGCCCCGAGGAAGGAACCAAAATCCCGTCCTCCATTTGAACTGAGGACACCTGGAACGTTTTCCCAGATAAACCATTTGGGCTTAAATTTGTCAAGAATTCCAACATAGGTGAGGGCAAGGTTTCCTCGTGGGTCTTCAAGTCCTTTACGCAATCCTGCGACTGAGAATGATTGGCAGGGTGTTCCTCCAACAAGAATGTCAATTGATTCATTTAGGTTCCAATCTTTAAATTTAGTCATATCCCCAAGATTAGGGACATTTGGATAATGATGAGCCAATACTGCGGATGGGAATGGCTCTATTTCTGAAAATGCAACAGGTTGCCACCCTAAAGAGTGCCACGCTACTGTTGCCGCCTCTACTCCACTACATACACTGAGATATCTCATATAACCCCTCTGTTAAAGATAAACAACAATATAAACCATAGTAAACAACAGACTATAGATTGTAACTCCAGTTAATAAGAATGATTTCATTTTATCAACCCCTTTTCAATTTCATCAATTAACTCTAAAGCGTACTCTCGCCATTGCTTGTCATGATCTTTTGACCACTCATCGATTAAAGTGATGACATCAAACACGATTACATTATTAGATTGAACATCGTCCCTAATTGTTTCTAATTTAATTTCAGCCATGATTATTCCTTATCGTTAATTATTTCATACCAATTTATAAAAGCCTCACAACACATTTTAGTTATTTCGTTTGCTCTGGCCTTAGTAATTTTACCATCATCATATTGTGCATAGATGTCAGTGATCGATGAAAACAACCCATCAAGATCGTATGGCTCAGGTTCTATCTCAGCAATTGGTTTAATGTTAAGAGCAGCGAGATAGCCTAGACAAAAATCTTTGATAGTTTCGCTCTGATAGTTTTCAATATTATCGGAGATTTGGATATAGTTACCATCCATTTCATCCCCAATCTTACAGAGATTAAAACAGAATGGTTTGCCATTTTCCGGTAACTGATTATGAGAATATTCATCAGCGTTCATCATGTCAAACTGGACACCATAATCGATGAATTGAATTGAGAGGTGCTCGCAACCTCCGCCTGTGTAAACCTCTTCAATAATTACTTTAAGCATGATTAGACCCTTATTAGATAGCAACATCGTTGAGATAGGTAACACCCTTGTGAGTGCTAACACTTGCACCCAAAGCCCTTAATCGGCTCTTTGTGGTAGGTGTGGACCATTGCTTGAGTGTCTCTTCATTAACTGACAGAAACCCTAAAGACCACACATCGGCAATATGGTTCCCATGTAGGAACACAGACATACTTGATTCATTGCGGATGGCAACTGTAGTGTTCCCAGATTGCCAAGCCTTGCGATTGTCAATAGCTTGTATCATTTGTTGTTCAATTTTTCTCATGATTATTCTACCCTTGTAATTGTGTGGTCTTGAAAGTTATCAGATAAATCTAATTTGTCACCAACATCTAACATTAAAATCATAAACATATCTTGCGGACTATATCCAACATTTTTCTTGAATGTCATATGTTCCGGATATTTGTCACCATCAACAAAAAACTTATCATCAACTATTTTGGTATCGATGAAACCCCATTTACAAAAATATTTATTCATGATTAAACTTCCTCCGCTTGTTTGTCCAATTCCGATGCCCAAGTCTCTAAATCGCTTAGACTCATATCACCTATAGTAATTTCAATTTCATTGCCATCTACAGAGGAATACCAAAGGGCTTGAATATCATCTGAGCCAAGGCTAATAAATAGAGTGAAGTTGCAATCCATCATTGAGAGATAGACATGACCGCTTGAGTTGTTTTCGCTTGCATACCCCTCGCCAGATAAATCCATTCCGATTTCACAGGCTTTGGTAAGTAGTTTGGCAATCTTGCGGTAGGCATTGTTGCAAAGGTTTTCATTGATGTTCATTTTGTATTACTCCAAAGTTAGGATAAAGCGGTTTAAGTTTATTACTATTTAATTAAGCCTTTAGCGATTGTCACCGCTACTACATCGTAATCAGTAACAATCTGACCCATAAATTCATGGCTTGCTTGATACCTTGTTTTAACTAAGTCACCTGCACTATTGTAAGTCTTTAGAATGTCAGTGACAATAGATTCTCTTCTATGTTTACCGCCTGATAAAAACTTAGTTCCGATTGCGTATTCCATGTTTATTCCCCTTAATTAAAACTGATTATCTAGTATTGCGATCAACCAAAACACATCATCTAATCTGATTGCCTGTCTAACATCATCGTTTTCCAGGGCTAGTGATGGATCGATTGTTTTCTCTACACAGATTGCAACAAAGTCTGATTTAGTCATGATTATTTACTTTCTAAACGGTTAATTTGTTCCTCAACTGCATCGATAGCCAAGCGGACTTGACCTAAAGCATCCCAATCACCTGACTCAAACAATAACTTGTCTTCCAGGTATAGTGCATTTAACAATTCTTTTAGTGTGGCTTTGTTCATCATGGTGCTGCTCCTCTTATCTACTGTTAATGAATTGTACTACTTACTATCAACAATATAGACCACTATCATGAGTGTCAATAGATTTCAGTCACTTTGTTGTATTTATATCT